TAACGATATCAACGCTATCAAGAACAATGGTTCTATTCCTGAAGGTTACACAATCAATCACTTCTTGACCGATACAAACGGTTGGTATTTGACTACTGATGTACCTAACGGTATGAAGCACTTCGAGCGTACTCCTTTGCAGAACAGCATGGACGGCGACTTTGATACAGGTAACGTACGTTACAAGTCTCGTGAGCGTTATTCATTCGGCTGGTCTGATCCATTAGGTATGTACGGATCACCCGGAGCTTAATACCTTAAGCGCCTATAAGAACCCGCTCACAAGGCGGGTTTTTTATTTTAAAAAGATTGCACAAATTTAAAAAAGTAGTATGATTAATACATCTGGGTAATACAGCTTATTAAACCGCACCCAGCGGACGATATACCGATTAATAGGCTTAACTTGTATATAGGAGAACTCATATGGGTTTCGCTACACACTTAGGTCCTTGGTTACTCGGTACCGTTAAAAACACAACTGGAACAACTGCTGGCACAATCCGTAACATGGGTGCTACTACTGTTGCTCAAACATTTACTGCTCCAACAAGCGCTATTTTAGCAAGTCCATCTGCACAACAAATGTTTGTGTTACCTGCTGGCGCTAAGATTGTTCGTTTCAATATTGAAGTTGCCGTTGCATTAACAGGCGCAACAAACTGTGGCGTAACAATTGGTAGTAGCGGAACTGCTAACCTGTATATGACTTCAGTTAATACTGGAACATCTGCTGTTCAAGTTTCTCCAGCTACAATTGCTGCGGCTACTCAAGCAGGTTATACAACAATTGGCACAACTGATGCAATTATCTACGGTACATTTACGGCTGCTACTGCTGATGCTACTGCTGGTTCTGTTACTGTTACAGTTGAGTACATTGTTCGTGGCTCTGATGGCGCTGCTAATCCAAGCCAAGTCTAATTAATCTAGGGGACTACGGTCCCCATTAAATTTAGGAGAGATTAATTATGATGCAAACTGATGTCAAATCAACCACAATAGCTGCGGGTAATTCTGGAACGGCTGTTAGCTCACCCCGTGCAAGATTAAAAGCCGTTACTATTAATGCTATTTCAACAACTGCTGGTACTGTAACTATTACTGATGGTTCTGGTGGCGTTACTTTATTTTCTTCTTTAACCCCTGCGGCAACAGGTGTAACTCATATCTTAATTCCGGGCGAAGGCATTTTGGCTCAGAATAACTTATATGTAGTTACAGGCGCTGGCGCTTCAGCAATTATTTTTTATGGGTGATTAATGTGGCTACTAAGAAGAAAGGACCCTCACTTGCAGTTGGAAGAGGCGAAAAACTCCCGGTTTCTAAAGGGGCTGGACTTACTGCTAAGGGTCGTGCGAAGTATAACAGGGAAACGGGATCAAATTTAAAAGCCCCACAACCTGAAGGTGGACCTCGCAAGAAGTCTTTCTGCGCAAGAATGAGTGGAATGCCCGGACCTATGAAAGATGAGAACGGTAAACCAACACGTAAAGCAGCAAGTTTGAAAAGATGGAAGTGCTGATGGATACCAAAGAAATATTAATGTTGTGGAATATGGGATTAACACTTACCATAGGTGTTGTAGGTTTTTTCCTTAAGGAGAAATTCAATGAGATTCAGCGTCTTAATATCTTACTTAACAAAACCCGTGAAGAAATTGCAGGAAACAACGTCACTCAAGCAGAAATTGATAAAGTTATGGAGCACATTGACTCAAGGTTTAACCGCCTTGAAGACAAGATTAACCAACTTATGGCAAGATAAAAATGGATAATATTTTAAAATACGGTTTATTGGGTGTTGCTGCTCCTGTAATAGATAAACTTACAGATACAAGCGCCAATGATGCAAGAATGTCTGCGCTAGAAAAAGATAACGCAGACTATAAAAAACAACTTGCTGCTATGCAACAAGCAAATACTGGGCAAACTAAAATGAAAACAGGTGGTAAAGTTAAATCCGCATCAGCACGTGCTGATGGTTGTTGCGTAAGGGGTAAGACTCGTGCCTAGTAAAAATAAAAGACAGCATGATTTGATGATGGCAGTGGCGCATAATCCAGCCTTTGCCAAGAAAGTAGGTATCCCACAATCCGTGGGTAAAGATTTTAATGACGCCGATAAAGGCAAAAAATTTGGAAAAGGTGGAACAATGGCTACTAAGAAAAAGATGGACCCAAAAATGATGGCTGCATTAATGTCTGCTAGACAACCTGCAATGCCCCCTGCAGCTGCTGCTGCCCCTGCTCCTATGGCTCCTTCCGGTGGTATGGGCGGAATGCGCAAAGGCGGCATGGCTATGAAAAAAATGGCTAAAGGCGGTATGGCTAAAGATGATACTAAGCAAGACAAAAAGCTAATTAAAAAAGCTTTTGGTATGCATGATAAGCAAGAACATAAAGGCGAGAAAACAGACTTGTCTAAGCTTAAAAAAGGTGGAATGCCTATGAAGAAGATGGCTAAAGGCGGTATGGCTAAAGAAACTATGGGCCCACGCACAATGTCTAAAGATGTTGAAAAAGGCTCAAATACCAAGTTAAAACACGGCGAGCATGGCGTTCAGAAGAAAGGTCATACTCGTGCAATGATGCCTAAAATGAAAGGTAGAACAGTATGAAACGCCCTGTAAAAAAAGTTAAACGCTTTGATGACGGTGGGTACACCGGAGATGATCCTATTGTTAAATACCGCATGGGCAAAATGAGCGAAGCGGATACGTATGAAGCGTTAGGACAAAAAGATCTAGCAAATGCTTCTAGAGCTAAAGAGCCTAAAGTAGAGCCTAAAGAAGAACCTAAAACGACTAAATCTATTGCTCCTTCAGATAATTTTTACGACACATCTAGTGAAAAAGAAATTGCTGACGCTTCTTTTAAAACCTCATCAACTGAAACAACTAAACCAGTAGTTAAACCCGCTGCGCCTAGATCGGTAGCGCCTAAAGTTGAGTCTAAACCAACATCAACATCAACATCAACATCAACACCTAAAGTAACTGCGACTAAGTCTGATGATAAAGAAAACCCAAAAGCTGTAGCTGAAGCGTATAGACAAGCAGCGGCGTTAAATACGCCTGTTGAAAGCAATTTTCCAATTCAAAAAGAAACTAAAAAAGGCCCTTCAGGTAAAGCAAAAGCAAATAGGGATGCAGGTAAACCTTCTAAATCGCCAAACCGTTCTTATAAATCAGGTGGTACAGTAAAACGCTCATCAGCGTCTAGTCGTGGCGATGGTATTGCAACTAAAGGTCACACACGTGGGAGATATATATAATGGCTACTAAAGAAGAACAAGGGTCTTTTGATTTTGAAGACGCTAAAGAAATAAATACTAAACATCAAGCTGAATTATCTAAGCAAATGATCAAAGATCTTGCAGATAAAAAAATAGACATGGAAGAGTTTAGAGAGCGAGCTAAAAATCTAACTGTAGGAAAACCCGGTAAAGAAGCTAGAGAAGCCAAAACATCAGGGCTTTCTAAAAGCACAGGTAAAGGTGGCGGCGCTGGTGGGGCTGGCGGCTTTGAAGACCCAATGAAGAAAGGCGTTACAAATAAGATGCCTTCAATGAAAAAAGGTGGTCATATAGAACATAAAGACATGGTTAAAAAACACGCAGCTGGGTTTAAACATCATTCTGATCATGTCAAAGCTATGTGCGGTGGTGGCTACATGGGCAAGAAAAAATGAGAGCCTCACGTGGTATGGGCGCAATTAGCCCATCCAAAATGCCCGGCGGGAAAAAGAAAGCCCGCAGAGATAATACCGACTTTACGCAATATGCTGAAGGTGGTAAGGTAAATGCCGCTGGCAATTACACAAAACCAAGTCTTAGAAAACGTATAGTATCGCAGGTTAAAGCGGCAGCTATACAGGGCACTGGAGCTGGTAAGTGGTCAGCTCGTAAGGCACAGTTAGTAGCAAAGAAATATAAAGCATCAGGTGGTGGGTATAAATGAGCTCATTAGCAAAGCCACAAAAATCATTGAAGGCTTGGGGTGAGCAGAAGTGGACTACAAAATCAGGCAAGAAGTCTTCTGAAACTGGAGAGCGTTATTTGCCTGAGAAAGCAATTAAAGCGTTAAGCCCGCAAGAGTATGCTGCTACTACTAAGGCTAAGCGTGAAGGTAAAGCAAAAGGTAAGCAGTTTGTAGCACAACCTAAAGATATTAAGAGTAAAGTTAAACCATATAGAAAGATTACATGACACCTGAAAATTATCCCGGTTGTGTAGTAATAGGAGCTTAAATGGCGTATACGTCAGGAACCAGCGTATTTAACTTAGACCTCACCGAATTAGCGGAAGAGGTTTTTGAGCGCTGTGGTTCACAACTCCGTTCTGGTTACGACTTACGAACATTACGCAGATCGCTTAATCTTTTAACTGTTGATTGGTCTAATCGTGGCATTAATCTTTGGACTGTTGAAGAAACAAGTATTCAACTAACAACTAATCAGGGGATATATGCAGTTCCTGTTGATACAATAGATATTCTTGATTTAGAAACACGGACAAGTAATGCAAGCACTTCCAACCAAACTGATATTAATCTCAGTCGCATATCTGAGCCTACTTACGCTACTATTCCTAACAAGCTTACAACAGGAAGACCCGTACAGGTTTATTTCAATAGACAGTCAGGTAATGCGGATGTATCTGAGTATTTACTAGCGTCTAATATTACTTCTACAAGCACAACAATTACGTTAAAGACGGCAACCAACGCAAACATTGCTAACTTAGATTTACGTTCTACAGGGTTTATTCAGATTGGTTCTGAGATTATTGCTTATACAAACATCATAGGCAACCAACTCCAAAACTGCTGGAGAGGGCAAGCCAATACAGTAGCTGCATCACACACGGCAAATGACGCAATTACAATCCAGTATCTTCCTTGCTTAAACATCTGGCCCACCCCTGATGGTGGTGGAGGACCTTACACATTGGTTTACTGGCGCATGCGTAGAATTCAAGACGCTGGTGGCGGTGTCAATATACAGGACGTACCATTTAGATTTATTAATTGTTTAGTTGCGGGTTTATCTTATTTGATGAGTGTAAAAATTCAAGGTACAGACCCAAATAGGATTATGTTTTTAAAACAAGATTACGAAGATCAGTTTGCTTTAGCATCTCAAGAAGATAGAGAAACTGCGCCGATTAGATTTGTACCACGTAATTTATTTTATTCGAGGTAATAATGTCAGAGCTCGATGATATGTATGGTGAAGCAGCAGTACACCAGGGACTTAAAAAACAAAAAGAAAAATCTTTAAGTAGTGGACAAGGGTCTCTTTTTTTCGATGAGTTTATAAAACCTGATACTAATCCAAACTACGAAAATATGAAAAAAGAAGCAGTTAAAAAAGCTAACACAAAAGCGGAAGAACATGAAGCTGCAAAAAATGCAAGGCGAGCTGCAAAAGGTGGAGGAAGCGGCTCAATACATGTTAAAGGGGCAGCAACTAACCCTAATTTTGATATGAAAAAAGGTGGTAAGGTTAAATCTGCTTCACAAAGAGCCGATGGCTGTTGCATAAGGGGTAAGACTCGTGCCTAGTAATTTTGCATCAGGTAAACACTCGATTGCCGAATGTGATCGTTGTGGTCAACGGTATAAGTTAAAAGACTTAAAAAAGTTGACGATTAAGACTAAACAAGTCAGTATTAAAGTATGTAAAGAATGTTGGGAACCAGATCAGCCTCAGTTGCAATTAGGTATGTATCCTGTGAATGACCCGCAAGCTGTACGGGAGCCAAGACCAGACGTTAGTTATTATGGTTCGGGCTTAACAGGATTACAAACTTTAAATGGTAATGGTACAAGTATTGATCAGAATGGTTATCCAGCTGACGGTAGTAGACAGATTCAATGGGGCTGGTATCCTGTAGGTGGTTCAAGAGCATTTGATAGGCAATTAACACCCAATTCTTTAATAGGAATTGGTACAATTAATAGTGTAACGGTAACAGTAAATTAAGGAGTTTAAAATGGGATATAGATCAGCCGCTGATGGCGTAACAAAAACAGGAAAAACTAAGGGTAGAAATCTTGGTGATTCTGGACCTAATGTTAAAATTGAAAACGGACCAATGAAAAAGACTGTTGGCAAGACAAATGCTAACATGAAATCTATGGGACGTAACTTAGCTAAAGTTGCCGCTCAAAGGGGAAGATAATGGCTAAAATTGAAAACAAACCCGCTGAAGCTTACGCTAAACCACATACAATGTCTGGTGGTAAGGTAACTGCTAATGCAAAAGGTATTGAAGTTAAAACCGATCCTAATACTTTAAATGCTAGTCAGGTTAGCCCACGTACTGTAGCTATGCGTGTAAGCGCTGGCAATCCCGGTGCTGATGATGTTAAAACCACAGGTATTGAGACTCGTGGTAATGGCGCAGCAACTAAAGGTAGAATGGCAAGAGGACCGATGGCGTAATGAACTACGTTCAACTGCAACAAGCAATACAAGACTATAGCGAGAATACAGAAGCATTATTTGTCGCTAATATTCCTACGTTTATACAACAAGCAGAAGAGCGTATTTTTAACACGATTCAGTTTCCGTCTTTGCGTAAGAATGTAACGGGTACTTTAACTACTGGTAATCAGTATTTGTCTTTACCTAATGATTTCTTATCTACATATTCCATTGCAATTTACACGACTAACTACACAACTGTTCCGTACACATACTTACTTAACAAAGATGTTAACTTTATAAGAGAAGCATATCCTAGTCCTACAGTGGCTAATCGTGGTGTGCCTAAGTATTACGCATTATTTGGACCGACTTACAGCAACACCAATGAGTTATCTTGTATCCTTGGACCGACTCCTGACTCTGATTACAACGCAGAACTTCATTACTTCTTTTATCCACCATCAATCGTTCAGGGCATTATTACGGGCGTTGGCTCACTTACTGCTGGTTCTGGATATACTAACGGCACATATGAGAACATTGCTGTTACAGGCGGTTCAGGTCAAAACGCTACGGCTACAATAACTGTTGCTGGTTCTGTTGTTACTGCATTTACTATAACTAATGGTGGTCAGTTTTTTGTGGTGGGTGACACTATAAGTTTTTCTCCAACAAGTATTGGAGTAGGTACAGGCTCAGGGTTTTCCACTACTGTATCAGCCGTAAATAACTCAACTGGAACTTCATGGCTTGGGGATAACTTTGACCCTGTGTTGTTATACGGTGCTATGCGTGAAGCCATGTTGTTTATGAAGGGCGAACAGGATTTAGTCACTTATTACGAGCAGAAGTATCAAGAAGCGCTTGGATTAGCTAAACGTCTTGGTGATGGTCTTGAGCGTGGCGATGCGTACCGTGATGGTCAAACTAAACTTAATGTTAGCGGACCTAACTCATGAGCATAGTTCAAGGACAAACCACTTTATTCAAAACTAACATACTGAGTGCGTTAGAGAACTTTGCCGTTGGTACACCTTATGTATATAAAATCGCTCTTTATAACGCTAACGCTACTCTTAACAACTCTACCACCGCTTACACTTCTGTTAATGAAGCTACGGGAAGCGGATATACGGCTGGAGGTCAAGTTCTTACAATATCTTACCCACCTACTGGCGATACTTCTAATAACGTTGCTTGGATATCTTTTGCTAACGTAACGTGGACTGGAGCTATTACTGCAAGGGGCGCATTAGTTTATAATAGCACTACCGGAGCAGCGTGTTTTGTGTTAAATTTTGGTAATGATGTTACCAGTACAAATAGTTTTACCGTAACATTCCCAACACCGGGATCAACTACAGCTGTTTTAACCATTTCTTAGGAGTTCATATGACAAACGAATTAGCCAGCTGCGGTGATAACGCTGTAGCCACATTACAAGCAAACGTAACTATTCCGGAAGGAATGGGCGTAGATGGACATTACCACGTAGAATGCCGTGATGCTAACGGTAACTTAAAGTGGACTGAAGAGTTTCCTAATTTAGTTGTTGCTGTTGGTAAACAGTTAATGCTGGATACATTACTGCGCACATCAGGCACATATACAACAGTTGGACCATTCTTAGGTTTAACTAAAGTAAGTTTAACGCCAGCCGCTACAGATACAATGACCACATTAGTTACTACAAATGCCGCTGAGTTTACTAACTACACAGTAGGCGGTTCGGCAGTGCGTGGAACAGCAGTATTTGCCGCATCTACATCAACAGGAACAACACCATCAAACGTAACTACATCTACAGCTACTGCGATTACTTATACAATTACAGGTGCAGGTGGTACAGTTTATGGTTGTTTCTTGGTAACAGGTTCAGGCGCTGTAAGCACTCAATCTAGTACAGCAGGTACTTTGTATTCTGAAGGTAACTTCTCCACTGCTAAAATTACAACTGCTGGCGATACTGTAAGCGTTACTTATTCAACAACTGCAACATCTTAAGGATTAAAATGAATATTAGTTTAGAAAAAAATGAAATTGAGTTTGTTATGAACGTATTGGGTGAGTTACCTACTAAATCTGGAGCATTTGTTTTATTGCAAAAGATAGCAGCTCAAGTTCAAATGCAAGCAACTTCAGAAGATATTAAATCTGAATAAGGAGTCCTAAATGGCTCTAGCGTTGTATGACCGAGTACAAGAGACTACGGCTACTACTGGCACGGGAACTATAACCCTTGGCGGTGCAGTTGCTGGATATCAGTCTTTTGCAGTTGTTGGTAATGGAAATACTACTTTTTATTGCATTGTTAATGGCTCTGCATGGGAAGTAGGTATTGGCACGTATTCAACTAGTGGACCTACTTTAGCTAGAACTACAGTTCTTTCTAATTCAAATGGTAATACTTCACCAATTACTTTAGTCGGTGCTTCAAACGTATTTGTTACATATCCCGCAGGTAAGTCTGTTAATTTAGATGCATCAGGGAATGTTACTGCTTTAGGTACTATTTCTTCTGGAACGTGGCAAGGTTCTACAGTTGGTGTAGCTTATGGCGGTACAGGCGTTACATCATCTTCAGGCGCTAACTCTGTTATGTTGCGTGATGCCAACCAAAACGTAGCTATTAATCGTCTTAATCAAGGTACAACTACAGTAACAGCAGCAGGTGGTACAACTACATTAACGGTAGCTTCTACATTTAGCTGGGTATTAAATGGTACAGGTGGTCAAACATTTAGGTTGCCTGATGCTACTACTTTAACAGCTACAACAGCATTTGAATTTAACAATAATGCTACGGGTACTTTAACTATTGTTGATAATGCTTCAGGTGCTGTAGGTACAGTTGCTCCCGGTGGTGCTGCGGCTATTTCTTTGTTAACTAATAGTACTATAGCTGGTTTATGGGACGTACACGCATACATACCTGAGAATGTCACTTGGGGTACAAATGCTTTAAATTTATCTACTACTGTAATTACAGGCGGCACATGGAATGGCGGTACAATCGCTTCAGGTTATGGCGGTACAGGTTTAACCACATTTTCTGCGGCTAATAATGCTCTTTACTCAACATCTTCTAGTGCTTTAGCGGCAGGTACTTTACCTGTATTAGCAGGGGGTACAGGTGTTACGACATCTACAGGATCAGGCTCAGTAGTATTAAGCACATCACCCACATTAACTACACCAAATTTAGGCACGCCCAGTGCATTAGTTGGTACCAACATAACAGGCACAGCTTCAGGGCTTTCTATTGGTGGTAATGCGGCAACTGCTACAACAGCAACAAATCAATCAGGTGGAACTGTATCTGCAACTTCAGGTGCATTTAGTTCAACAGTAACTTTTGCTGGCGGTTCTCAAGTAGCTTCAAATGGAGATTTATCTGTAAGACGTTCGAGTGGGGCTAGTGGTGCTATTTTCTTTGGCAACGGTACCCCATATCTTTATTATGATAGTTCAAATTTTAATTTTAGCGGTGGAAATGTTTATGCTGGAACTTTTGTAGGAGCTTTATCAGGTACCGCTACAACAGCTACCACAGCAAATGCTTTAAACTCATCTAATAACTATACTATCCAAAATATATTAAATTTTGCTTATGGTGGTGCTGGCGGCTATATTGACTCTGCTAGCTCATATTGGGGTATGATATATCGCCCTTCTGTCAACGGTTCTGGCGGTTATTCCCATTTATGGACCAATAATACTGGTGGCGGTTTGGCAAGCTTAACGACATCTGGCGTGTTTAATGCAACTCAATTTAATGGCTCTGGTGCTGGACTAACAGGTACAGCCTCATCTTTAACCGCAGCACTTGCTAACGGTGTAAATCAATACCCAAATAGAACAGATGGTGCTTGGTATCAAGCCGTTTGGAGTAATGCTGCTGGCGGTGATAAAAACATTTATTGTACAAACAATGTAACTATAAATTCAGGTAGTTATGGAGCCGTAGCTTTTTATGGTAGTACTTGGTCTATTGGTGGAAATCCATCTTGGGGTTTAGGTTCAAATACTGGATTATATCTTCCTGCTTCATTTGCGTGTCCAATAATGTATGACGCAAATAATACTGGGTATTATTCTGATCCTTCTGGTGTATCTAACATATACCGAATAACTGCTAATGGAGGTATGGAGCTTAATGGGCAGATATTTTTTACTGCTTCAGGCTCAAATTTCGGCAATACTGGTTCTGGTATGTGGTTTACTGAAGGTTATGGAATTCAAGCTCAGGCTGCGTATTCACTTTGGAATTTTCAAGTTATTAGTTGTTCAGTTTTGTGTGGTTTTTATGGCGGTGGTGGTACATACGGAAATGGTAACGGTTATTTTACTGGTGGTGTTAATCAATACTATTCAGATGAAAGATTAAAAACAAAAATAAAAACTATAGACAGTGCATTAGAAAAAGTGTTGTCATTAGATGGATTTATTTATGTTGAAAATGAAGTTGCTAGAAGTCTTGGATATACAAACAAAAAAGAACAAGTAGGTGTTTCCGCACAAAAAGTTCAAAAGATATTGCCACAAGCCGTTTCTCTTGCCCCAGTTGATATGAAAGGCGATCCAGAAACGCATGAAATTATATCCAAGTCTGGTGAAAACTATTTAACTGTAGATTACTCACGGCTTGTACCACTTCTTATAGAAGCAATTAAAGAACAACAAACACAAATTAATGATTTAAAAACCCAAATATTTGAAGGTAAATAAAATGGCACTTACATACACTTGGACAATAACTGGAATGACATCTGCTACTGTAACCGATTTATCAAATGTTGTAATTAATGTTAAATGGATTTGCACTGGCACAAATGAAAATGGCACTCAAAGTACTTTTCCTGGAGCAACTCCACTAAAAACAACAGATATTGACCCGTCTACTTTTGTGCCGTACAACCAATTAACAGAAACATTAGTGCTTTCTTGGGTTCAACCTATTGTTATGGGTGATCCAAATTACTGGAATCATATTAATGAACGGATTAATAAACAAATTGCAGATAAAGAAGCCAACGTAAATTTAAACCCACAATTGCCTTGGGCTACTCCAGCGCCAATCCCCCCAAACCCAAACGCACCATCAACCTAAAAGATTAATTAAATGTTTGGAATTTCACCATTTGCGCAAGTTCCTTTTGCCAGTTTAGGTCCGACTCTTTACAACCTTTTAATTAACGAAGATTTTAGTCCTGCTGATTCAAGTTCACAGGCAAGTACATTTTTACAAAACATTACCGAACCTATTACGATGTTTGAGCAGCAATCTTTGCCAGGACAGTTCTACTCATCTATTTTTGAGAATTTTACTGCTGGCGATTCTAGTACCCAGCTAAACACTTATTTACAAAGTCTTTCAGAAAATTTTAACTCTGATAATAATCAAACAATAATTGCTGGATTTAGTTCATCTATTTTGGAAAATTCCAACATAGCAGATACAAATGTAGTATATTTTGCCGCCCAACAAACGGATACTGAAAACCTTAATTTAAGTAATTCAAGCTCACAACAATTCGCTTTTACACAAAGCATTAGTGAAAACAGTAATATAGCAAACGCACAAACAATAACAGCACAGTTCTTATTAAGTATTGCCGAGAATTTGAACCCATCTGACATTGCCACAATTAGTGCTCAGTTTAAATCAAGTATTTCAGAAGCAACAACAATTTCTAATGTACAAACTATTGTTAGCTTATTCTTTTTAAACATTACAGAAAACTTTACCATAGCAAATGCTCAGACAATAACGGCTCAATTTGCTCAATCTGTAGCCGAAGCTATAACGATGGCTGATTCAAGTACTCAGCAGTCTAATTTCCTTAACAGTATTATTGAAAACTTTAACATTTTAGATTCACTTTTTGTCCGTGGATGGATTACAATTGATGATAGCCAGACAGTAACTTGGGCGCAGATTAATGACAATCAATCAGTAACATGGGATAATATTAACAACGCACAATCAACGTCTTGGAACTTGATTGATAACTCTCAATAGGGGTAGGTATGTCAAATTATTACTCAACCAGTCTAGGTTTAATCCTACAAAATGCGGGTGAAAACTCCACCACTTGGGGTAGTTTTGTTAATACAAACTTTCAGACTTTACTTGAACAAGCGATTGTTGGTCAAACTACGGTTGCAATGGTCAATGCCGACTACACGTTAACTTCTGCGCAGGGTGTTAGCAATGAGGCAAGAAATGCAGTATTAATTATTACAGGAAACCAAAACGCTACATACAACGTCATTGTTCCAGCAGTGCCTAAGTTATATATAATCACAAATAACCTAAACAGTTCAGCAACGGCATACTTTAAAGTAACAGGAAGTAGTACATCTTTTTCAATAGCTAACGGCAATACGGTTATAGTTTACTGCACAGGATCTAACGTAGGAACGGCTTTTTATCCAGTTAATTATGTGGGCGGTTCTACAGCAAGCAACTTTACTGTTAACGGTACTTTAAACGTAACAGGAGCAACCACACTTTCTAGTACTTTATACGTAGGTGGTGTTGTTACTACTGCTGGCGGAATAAATGCATCGGGCACTATTACGGCATCTTCTTTTTCTGGTGCAGGCACCGGACTAACAGGAACAGCATCTAGTTTAACAGCCGGCACAGCTACAACCGCAAACGCTTTAAACCCAAGTAACTCCTATTCAATAAATGGGTTAACAAGTCAAGGAGATGTAACTATATATAGGTCAGCGACTCCAACTACGGGAGTTGTTTATCTTGGCAATAGCGGAAGTAGATATCTTTACTACGATGGAACCAACTATAATTTAAATGGAGCCAATCTTTATGTTAACAGTTCATTAGCTGTAACTAATAACGGTAGCACTTACGGAATAAATATATCTGGTACCGCAACAACTGCAAATGCTTTAAATAGTTCAAATAACTATACTGTACAAAATTTAAACGCTCTTAATGGAGTACAAATTAATGGTGGTGGGTTAACGGTTAATACTGGAAACTCAACTCTTTGGACAGATGTAATAGCTTCTATTAATACAGGTAATTTTTACATTGGTGGCTCAAGTGGTACTTATGCTGTTATTAATAGGTTAGGTTTTTTAGCATTAAATGGTGGATTACCATATAAAATTGTTACAAACGATGGTGGAACTTATGGAATAAACATATCCGGCAATGCCGCAACTGCTAGTTCTGCAAATGCTTTAAATACTAGCAATTCTTATAGTGTTGCATCGTTAAATGTAAGTGGGGCAGCAAACGTAGCAATTAGTTCTGGTGATTTGCAAATTGGT